GTTTCTTGATGGGCAGAACCTCCGGGCAAGTAGATATAGATGACAGACTTAGCCGGACCTTCAATACTTTCATAGAATTTCTGGTCTGCCTGAGCTTGTTTAATTCTAAAATAATCTGATAAACCCAATCCTACGCCACCCAACATACCAACATGCATGAATGAGCGACGGCCAATTTTATTTCCTTTACACTTCATATCTTTTTTCCTACCAAGCTTTACATGACCAATAACGGGCTTTCCATTTTGGTCCGGGATTCGTGTCACATTGATGTCTAGCTCTGAAGCTTTTTCTTCGAGCAGGATTATCTCTTTTGATTTCCATGTCGGGATCACCAAAGTTGACTTTAACTACATTACCTTTTTCATTCTTGACATACACAGACATCTTCTTTGGCCCATCAGGTGTTCTGAAAGGCTTGTTAAGAGTGACCTTCCTACCTTGATACTCTGCGCCTTTAGCGTCTTGACCTTTATGTTTGCGATACCAAGTAAAAAATTCTTCTTCTGTTTTTCCGGGGATATACAACGTCTTTCCATCGCCAGTTATAGATTTATGCACGCCATCCATACCAATCTTCTTAGCCATTTTCATAGCCTCTTCTTCAGATGTGAATACGTAGTCTTCCATCGGGCCAGCATTATGTGCTTTTGAACCCCTAACAGGAACCAATACCCTACCATTCTTTTTGTAGACCCCCCTTCTCTTGAAAGTATAAATCTCGCCAGTCTGAGGATCTTGGTATTTATATCCCTTGTTATAGTCTGCTGAGCTAGGCCCTTGATCTTCATCTTGTTCTGGAGAGTCTATAACCTCATCCTTCTTCTTAAGGGCTTTCATGTACTCTTCATGACTTTTGCCCGGCATATAGACTGTTTTCCCTTTATTGTCTTTATGGGTATGATGGCCATTTATACCAAGCTGCTTTGCTCTCTTCTCTGCATCTTCAGGATTGTCAAAGATATCCTCTGCTCCAGATGCTTTCTTCCAGTTTGGAGGATCATACTTCATATGCTTCTTATATTTTTTAGTTTTCTTATCTTTTTTTACATCTTCGGTCAGAGTTTCAGACTCAGCGTTATCTTTTTTCTTCTTTTTGTATCCTGCGTCCTCAGACTTTTTCTTTGGCTTTTGAGCTTTTTTCCAAGCATCTGGTTTAGGTCTATCCTTATCTCCCGGCTTTGCGGGTTTATAATTCTTCCCTTCTCTTTCTTTTTTCTTTCTAATATTATCCCAAAGGCCCGGCTTCCCTTCAGCAATATCCCATTCTTCAGTTTCTTCTCCGAAGTCAACATAGTCTTCTTCATTCGGAACTACAAAATTTGCTTCACTTAATTCTTCTGTGAATCCAGTTCCATTGAAAAATTCTTTAATTTCTTCAAACATTATAAAATTACCTTTGCTTCGCCTTCTAGTAAGTATCTTGGACGACCACCATTATCTACACGCTGAGTTGCCGTATCAATACCAAAGTGATCAAATAGCGTTGCCTGTAAGTCTAGTGGGCCTACAGGATTTTCAATTGGGTTATAAGATCTGTCGGCAGCGCCAATAGTTCTCCCTGTTTGATAAGCTCCTCCTGCCATAAGCATTGGCGTGATCGCAGGCCAATGGTCTCTGCCAGAGTTCGCATTAAATTTCGTTCTTCCAAATTCTCCTGTGACAACCAAGAGAACTTTTTCACTCATTCCCCTGTCTTCTATATCCTGTAGAAAACCTGCTAATGCTTTATCTAGAGGAGGGACTTTGCCTTGCATAGCTTTCGAAATGTTGCTGTGCATATCCCAGCCACCATAATGAAGTGTTATGAACCTCGTTCCATTCTCGGCTAGTCTTCTCGCAAGTATTAACTGCTCGCCAATGTCCTTAGCCTTAGTAGACCCATACAGAGATTTAGTTGCTTCGCTTTCTTTTTCTACAGCAAAAGCCTCCTTAGCGGAGCCTAATATAACATCATAAGCTTGGCCCTTATAGAATTGTACCGACTCAGCCCCCTTGCTGGAAACTCTTGCCGCATCTAGTCCTCTGAGCAAGTCTTTTCTTGTTGAAAATCTATCGAGTTCAACTCTTGGTGTGAGATTGTCTTTATTGGACGGATCAAATGGTTTAAATGCTCCACCCAACCAAGCACCTTCATCACCTTCAATTTTACCTTGTTTAACATATGTTGGGACTCCATTGTCTGGATGGTTGGCTCCATAAATAGCTGAAACAATAGAGCCAAAAGAGGGGTATTTCGCTATTGATGTTGTGCTTCTCTCTGGATTGTAGTGCCCAGTCATCATAAAATGTGTCCCTTGTCTATGAGAAGAGTCTTTATGACTAAAAGAATTGACTACATTCAGCTTCGATGTATGCTTAGAAAGCTCAACCCAATCTGCGCCTAGAGTGATGTTACTTTTTGCATCATGTATAGCACCATTAACTGGTTGCCATTCTGAAGGGACAGTGTCGTTTGGAGCATGAAACGTCTCAAACTGAGTAGGGCCTCCTCCTAGCCATACCCACACTACTGTTTTATCTTTGTAGCTATTGGAATCTTGTGATCCAAGAGCGTAATCTGAAAGGCCTATAGCTGACATACCAGCACCAATAGACCCTATTCTTAGAAAACTTCTTCTGTCAAATATAAAATCAATCATAGCTAACTCCAGAAAGGACACGGAACTATATAGATATACACCTAAAAGTCGTCAACTAATGTGCCTACTGAGTACTCCGTGACCCTTGTTTCAAAGAAGTTCTTGCATTTTTCTAGATCAATTATCTCGCTCATCCAAGGAAACGGGTTTTCAGCTTCCCCAAATGGGGAGGGTAGGCCTAGATTGCTCAACCTTCTATCCGCAATGAACTGTACATAGTCAATGAACATGTCTGAATTTAGCCCTAAAATACCAGTCGGAAGAACTTCTCTAGCGTATGCTAGTTCAAGCTCCATAGCGGTTTCTATATGGGCTAAGGTCTCTTTCTCGAAGGTCTTTGTCCAAACTTTAGGATTGTCTTCCCTAATTCTATTAATGATCTCTGTTCCAAACTTTATATGTAGGCTCTCATCTCTCAAAGTATACTGAATTTGCTCTCCAATTCCCGGCAACTTATTTTGTCTATTAAATGAAAGTAGCATAGCAAAGCCAGAGAAGAAGAAGATTCCTTCGCAGATAATATAATATGTAATAATATTACGAAGAAACTCCCTCTTTCCTTCAATAGTGTTTATATTAAAGTCTGGACGATTAATATCCGTAGTGATATTCATTAAAAAATCATCTTTAGCTTTAATGCTAGGAATTGAATTATAAGCCTGATATACCTCATCAATATCTAGATTAAGAGAATCGCATACATATACAACAGTCAGGTTGTGCAAGCTCTCTTCATATGCTTGTCGCAATATATACTGTCTGCACTCAGGGTCTGTGACAAACTTAAAAATACTCAGTAGGAGATTGTTGGCAACTAGAGATTCCGAACCTGCAAAGAACCCTAGACATCTTTTAACGACTAGTTTTTCATCTTCAGAAAGTAAATTAGATTTCCATTGCTCAATATCTTTTGCCATAGAAATTTCTGTAGGCATCCAATTGTTGGCTGCTCCATCAATGAACAAGTCCCAAGCCCATTTATTTGTATGGGGTAAGATCTGATTTACGACAGAAACTTTGTCTGATATAATTTGTTTACTTTTTTTCATCTTGCTTTAATCTCTTAATTATCTCTGTTAATAAGTCCTTCACCTTTTCAACCTCGTCTGGCTTCAATTCCAAATTATAATTTTAATGGAGATGTGGATGATTGTCTAAGCTCTATAAATCTCACTGACAGCTCTCACATCCCGGATCTAAAATAGAACAAGCCTTCGGCTCATTAATTATACCCGTGTTCTTATCACTTACTTCAGAAATTGTTGATTTTTCTAATCTAGTAGCTGCCTTGCTGCGTAGATAGTATGTGGTCTTAAGTCCTTTGTCCCAAGCATATACATACATATCATTAAGATATTTAAGACTCTCATGCTTATTATATAGATTAAGAGACTGTCCCATATCAATCCACTTTTGTCTTGCCGAAGCAGCATCTATAATAGTATGAAAGTCCATATCAAAAGCATTTTTGAACTGTACTTTTAGATCTTCGTCTAAATCAACAAGAGCTGTGACATCTCCATCTACGCTTTTTAAAGCGTCAACCAGAGCTTGGGACCAGATGCCCTTCTTTTTTGCTAGTGAGACAAAATGGTCATTTATCATAGTGAATTCTCCGCTAAGTGTTGAGTAAACAAACAGAACAGAATAGTCTGGTTCAATAGATTGAGAACATCCTTGGATATATGAGATAGTAGCGGTTGGCGCAATTGCCATGACATTTGAGTTCCTCATACCATACTTAGAGACTAGTTCTCTTACAGAATCCCATTCTTCGAGGGTCTCAAACGAACCTTCATCTTCAGGGATAGCTCTAGGATTTCTTTGTGATAACATTTCGCAATATGTGTCGATTGGAAAGTTCCCCTTGTCCCATTCCGAACCACCAAATGCAGGGTAGCTTCCCTTTTCTTTGGCTAGAAGAGCCGATGTTTTTATAGCGTACAGGGATATAAACTCTTGTACCCTATCGCACAGTTCTACTGCTTCTTGAGAGTCATAAATAATTCCTAGTTTATGTAGCATATCGTGTGTGCCCATAATCCCTAGGCCAACAGGTCGATTCTTTATGTTTGAGTTTTCAGCTTCTTTGGTAGGGTAAAAATTTAGATCAATCACATTGTCTAGTCCCCTAACAGCTATCTCTACTGTTTTTTGTAGTTTTTTCCAATCTATAGTCCTTACTTTGACATGGTTGGAAAGATTCACACTAGCTAAGTTACATACTGCCGTTTCTCCCACCTGTACAACTTCTCCTTCATTATATACAGTAGGCTTTGTATGCAGCAATATCTCAGTGCATAGATTAGATGAGTGCACTACTCCTGCGTGTTTATTGGAATATCTGATATTCGATGGATCTTTAAATGTTACCCAAGGGTGTCCAGTTTCAAATAACGACTTTAGACATTTCTTCCAGAGGTCTTTAGCTGGGATTCTTGAGAAGCCTTTAATCTCGCCTTCATCTGCCATCTTTTTGTAGTGTCTATATAGTTTAGAGAATTTTGTTCCATAAGTCTCATGCAGGTCTGGGCATTCTGAAGGATCAAACAGGTACCAATCCATTTCTTTAGATACATGCCTCATGAACTCATCACAAATCCAAAGGGCTGTGTTCATATCATGACATCTTCTTCTGTCATCTCCGGTGTTTTTACGTAAGTCTAAAAAATCTTCTACATCAAGATGCCATATTTCCAAGTAAGCACATCCTGCACCTTTCCGCTTGCCACCTTGATTAACTCCTACAAGAGTATCATTAAATATCTTAAGCCAAGGAACTAAACCAGAAGAGTTTCCATTTGTTCCCTGAATATATGATCCTGAAGATCTTACAGGTGTCCAATCGACCCCTAATCCGCCTGCATACTTAGACAATCTTGCCTGACCATGAATTGTTCCAAAAATACCATCAATGGAATCATGTACAGTACTCAAGTAGCAAGAAGAAAGTTGAGACCTCTTTGTTCCGCTGTTAAAAAGTGTAGGAGTAGAAGGAGAGTATCTAAACTGAGACATCATATTATATATCTCAATTGCCTTCTCTTCCTTGTTCTTCTCATTTAGACATAAACCCATCGCAACACGCATGTAAAACGTCTGAGGAGTTTCCATCCTACGTTGCTTTATATGAATGAAATATCTATCATATAAGGTTTGTATACCTAAATACTTAAATAGCCTGTCTCTCTCTGGGCATATTTTCTCTGAGAGTAGCTTTAAATCATAAGACAGCAAGTCTTCACTTAATCTTCCTGCCTTGACAAGTTTTTTAGTATTCTGGATAAAAGATTTTCTGTATTGAAGTTCGAAGCTGTCGCTGTCAACTCCCTCTCCAAAAACTTCCTTATAGAGATTATTTAGAAGCAGTCTTGCCGCTGCATAGGCATAGTTAGGCTCTTTCTCAATCTTCGACCGAGCCGACATTACTAACGCTTTATCTATCTCTTCTGTTGAAATCTTATCATAAAGCTGTAGGCTCGCGTCTAGTACTATCTCGCTAACAGAAACGCTGTCCAGCTTTTTTGTTGCCCTTTCAACACACTCATTTATTTTATCTAAATTAAGTTCTTCCAATCTTCCGTTGCGTTTTTTTACTTTTTTATTGCTGTCGCTCATCTTGGCCTAATCAATTCTGAACATAAGTTTGTGTTTGTAACTATTTCAATTGTACTCTTAGAAACACTATATTCCCTACAGATAACATAAAAAAGCCCACCTTTTCCAAGGTGAGCTTGTTATTTCTAAAAAAGCGACACTTAAATAATTTCTCCTACCTGCTTACTGCCTCAAAGGGAACGTCATGTTTTTAGTCTGTAAGCCTAGCAGGAAAAATATCGCTTAACCAGAGAGGTGCCGCTTTAGCGAATTATAATTTGTTATCGCTCTATTATACTCTGGTCGTCAATGTTATATACACCTCCGTAAAAGTTGTCTATTCTTCTTTCTCTAATTTTTTAGCAACACACTCGCAATAATTTTTAGAAGCCGCGTTATGCTTTGGATATGTTATCATGACATACCCTCTTCCATGACATAGCTTGCATTTCTTTTTTGCCTTTTCTTGTGCTATAAGCGAATCAAATCCGCCTCCAAATCCTAAATCTAAATCCTGAATGTGCATTTTTATTTTCCTTAAAATCTAAATTGAAAGAAGAACCCATGAAAAGGTGCTGGGTAAACCGGCATTGGTTGTGGCTGTATGACCACAGGTGGTTGAATAATTACGGGAGGGTAGTAGCTTGGAACTCTGTAGTACCTAAAATGGGGGTTCACAGGTCTGTAGTAATTATAGAAGCCAAAGCTGTGCCTTGTTTGAATCTTTGGCTGTTGAGCTTGGGGCTTAGGCTGAGGCTTTTGCCATTCTTGTTTACCAAAGCCTTGAGGTCGTTGGATAGGCACTCCAAATCCTTTTGGTAGAGGTTTCGCTTCTGGTGCGGGCTTTGCCACATTCGGCGGTTGTGGTCTTTGTGGCCTCTGAGGTGTCGGTCTAGTAAATTGCCTTGGTTGACTACGGACAACTTGAGGTTTTTGAGGTGCTTGGATTACTTTTCTTTGCGGAGGTTCTGCAATAGCAGAAGGTATAGTGAATGCAAAAATTGACATAAATAAGATAAGCTTTTTCATTTGTTTCTCCTTATAAGGTTAGATATATCTAATATATTAAACGTCAAGCATAAAAAAAAGGGACGGAAAATCCGCCCCTTTCCCATAAATAAATTCCATTTTATTCAGCAGGTCTGAGTGAGTCGCCTACAATCCAACTAACGCCAATTGCTGCAATTGTGTTAGCTGTTTCTTCTGGAATACCAATTGCATCGTTTAGAATAACTACAACGACACTACCTACGGCAGTCCAGAAACGACGTGATTTTAATAAGGTTTTTATCTTTTCACCCATATTAAATCTCCTTTTAAAAAACAGTGTTATATAATTATACTTTGCTTATGGTGTTTTGTCTAAACATTCATTTATTTTTTCAAGAGTTTCTACGATTTGTCCATGTCTTTTGTCTTGCCTAGTCTGCACGTCGTCAATTATATTTTCGTAGTGCTCTCGTTGTATATTAAATTGCTCTGTAAAGCTGTCCTGCATCTCAGAAACTTGCTTTTGATGACTTGGAAATACAACTTTTGTTGTATACCATAAATACCAGCCTAATAATCCAGTAGCAGAAATTGTTCCCCATTCAAAATTAGGTATAGCTTCTCCTGCTGCAACTAAGAAGGGTGGTAAAAATGCTAATAAGGCTTTCATCGCTGCTTCCCTTTAACTTGCTAAAAAAAGAGAGAGGGGCA